GTAAGAACAGATGAATTGATTAGTGATGGATATTTATCTAAGTTGAATATAAAAGTGTTAGTACTTAAACATCCGTCTAAGAAATTTAATACGTATGAAGATGAAATACAATATCTAATTAAACATGAACAAAGGAATAATTTTATTAAAAACTTGACATTAGATCAAAAAGGAAATACTCTTATTCTTTATAGTCGAGTTGAAGATCATGGATTACCTCTTTATGAAATCATAAATAAATCTAAAGAGGCAAATAGAAAATGCTTTTTTGTCTTCGGTGGAGTCGCAGCCGAAGAGAGAGAACAAGTAAGAGAGATTACGGAGACTGAAAATAATGCCATCATTATCGCGTCTTATGGGACTTTTTCTACTGGCATTAATATTAAGCGGTTGCACAACATCATCTTTGCGAGCCCTAGCAAGTCCCGTATTAGAAACCTTCAGTCAATTGGTAGAGTATTACGTAAAGGTGAAGGAAAAATTATAGCAACTTTATATGATATTGCAGATGACATAACTTATGGTTCTCTAAAAAATTATACTTTAAATCATTTAATGGAGAGAATAAAAATTTACAATGAAGAAAACTTTGATTATGAAATGTTAACGATACCCTTAAAAAAATGTTAGAGAAATTTGTAGCTGTTATTAAACTTACATCTGGAGAAGAAGTCGTTGCAAGAATATCTGAATTAGAAAATATGGATAAAATTCTAGTTGAGTGTCCAGCAATGATGAACTGTCAAAGTTCTCAGAGAAGACCAGGTATTAATATGATTAAAATAGAACCCTGGATTAAATCTGGAAAAGAAACAACATATATAATTGATATGAATAAAGTTATTACTACTAGTGAAATATTTGATGAAGATGTTGTTGGTGCATATGACAGATTCGTTGATGCATACTATAATGGTGTTGACTTTGCTCCCACACCAAGCATGACAAGAGATATGGGTTATATATCTAATGTAAAAGATGCCCGTAAAGTTCTAGAAAAACTTTGGAAAGAAAGCTAATCATCCCTTGAACCCTTACAGAGTTATTCTAGTGATATTTTAGATACTTGTCAAGCGTTTGATAATTTGGTATAATATTTGTTATGAATGGATAACCGAGTATGACCCTAATGAGGAAGACTAGAAAACGTTCTGAACATTATGTTAATAATAAAGAGTTCCTTGCTGCTATTGTAGCTTATAAGGATCAGATTGCTTTAGCTGAGGCTAGGGGTGAACCTAAACCTGTTATTCCTCGTTATATTGGGGAATGTTTTTTAAAGATTGCTAACCATCTATCATTTAAACCAAATTTTGTAAACTATATGTTTAAAGATGATATGGTTTGTGATGGTATAGAAAATTGTGTTCAATATATTAATAACTTTAATCCAGAGAAGTCTTCTAATCCATTCGCATACTTTACTCAGATTATTCATTATGCATTCTTAAGAAGAATTCAGAAAGAAAAGAAACAGTTGGAAATAAAAAGTAAAATACTTGAAAGGTCTGGATATGATGAAGTGTTTAGTGTTGATGGAGAAATATCTGGTTCAAGTTCTGATTATAATCAAATAAAGGATGCTGTTCAAACTCGAATGATGTACCAATGACAATTGATAATGATGTAAAGATTACTATTAATCTTTCTGAACTAGTTAATATTAGATCAGTAGTTCTTGAACTGGATCATGATGATATTGATTTAGATGATATTGAAAAGATTGCTAATGATCTTAGGATAAGACTGACATGGGATACTTTGTATGGTATGGTAGATAGTGCTATACTTGAATACTTAGATAAACCAGATCCTAATCGACCTCATTACGGTGAGATTGCTAATGATGCTGAATTAGTACAAATGGAGAAGAATAAGAAACAGTTTGAGATGGTTGACTTAGTATCTCCATCATGGACTATTAAAGTGCCGAGGAGGAAAAGTTCATGAAAATAACACAACAGATAATTGATGATCTAGAGAAGGCCTTAGACATGCGTAAGAAGAATGGTGATCCTGTATGGGATGATGGTGATGAAATTTCTGTTAATGTAGGTGGTACATTTGCTGCTGATAAATTTATTAGTTTGACTAACAAGACTAAAAATCCAGTTGTTTCTTCTATTAAGCCAGAATGAAAGTTGCGATAATAACGGACCAACATTTTGGTGCAAGAAAAAATTCAAAACTGTTCCATGATTATTTTTTGAGGTTTTATAATGATGTATTTTTTCCGACTCTTGAAAAGGAAGGTATTTCTACCATTGTTGACATGGGCGATACCTTCGACAGCCGTAAGGGTATCGACTTTTCTACTCTATCCTGGGCAAAGAATAATTATTACAATAGGTTAAAAGATTTTACTATTCATACTATTGTAGGTAATCATACCGCATACTATAAAAATACTAATGATTTAAACACTGTAGATGTATTACTTCGTGAATATAGTAATATTAAAGTATATTCAGAAGCTTCTGAGATAAAGTTGGATAATTTGAATGTCCTTCTAGTACCTTGGATTAATCCTGAGAATGAAAAAAGGACTCTTAAACTTATTAATAAAACTAATTGTTCAGTAGCAATGGGTCACCTTGAGTTTAGAGGGTTTAGAATTCATAGGGGTTATATTATGGAACAGGGTCATGATTGTTCCTTATTTGAAAAATTTGAAAGAGTATTTTCTGGACATTATCATACTAGATCAACTCAAGGAAATATTTCTTACTTGGGTAATCCTTATGAGATATATTGGAATGACTTAGAAGATACTCGTGGTTTTCATATTTTTGATACTGGAACATTAGAACTTACTCCTATAAACAATCCTTATAGGATGTTTTATACTTTGTATTATGATGACACTCCACATCAGATGCTTGATGTAACTGAATTTAAGGATAAGATAGTTAAGGTTGTAGTTAAAAAGAAATCAGATCCTAAGAAGTTTGAGAAGTATATTGATAAACTTTATTCTTCAAATTGTTTTGAGTTAAAGATTGTAGAAAATTTTGCTATAGTTGAAGATGAAGAGTTTGATGTTGAAGAATCTGAAGATACCATCTCAATTCTAAATAGATATATACAAGAATCTGAAGTGGATTTAGATAAATCTATAGTTACAAATATTCTTCAAGAGGTATACAAAGAGGCTTGTGAGGTCGATTAAATGTTTATTCTTACAGTAAAAGGATTTGAGGAGGATGGTGCTTTTGCTGTGCATGGGGATGCTGGAGAAAAAGTTCTTTTGATGTTTGAAGAGGAAGATGATGCTGATAGATATGTTGGATTAATGGAGGTTGATGATTATCCAGAGATGAATATTATTGAAATAGATGACGCTGTTGCAATAAAGGCTTGCGAAATGCACGATTACATGTATAATATAGTTACACCAGAAGATATTATAGTTCCTCCAAAGAATGATCCGATTCGAAAAAATAAGATGGCGTAACCTATTATCTACGGGCAATAATTGGACAGAGGTTGATTTATGTTCTAAATCAACTACAGTTATAATAGGAACAAATGGAGCAGGTAAGTCAACCATTTTAGATGCGTTGACTTTTGTTTTGTTTAATAAACCATTTAGAAAAATTAATAAATCACAACTTCTTAATTCTACGAATGAAAAGGATTGTTCTGTTGAGATAGATTTTACTATAGGATCTACGAATTGGTTTATTCGTAGAGGAATGAAACCTAATATATTTGAAATACATCGTAATGGTCAGATGTTGAATCAGTCATCATCTGTTAATGATCAACAAAAATGGTTAGAACAAAATGTTCTTAAGATGAACTATAAGTCATTTACTCAGATTGTTATTTTGGGTAGTAGTGCTTTTGTTCCTTTTATGCAGTTGACTGGTGCTAATCGTAGAGAAGTTATTGAAGATCTTTTAGATATAAAAATCTTCTCGGCAATGAATTTTATTATTAAGGATAAGATTAGATCGATAAGGGAGGAAGTCAGAACTTTAGAATTAAAAAAGACTTCTCTTAAAGAGAAGGTTGATATGCAAGAGAATTTTATAGAAGAGTTAGAGAATCGTAGTAAGAAAAATATCTTAGGTAAAGAAGGTAAGATTAAAGAATTAACTGTTGAGTCTGATACTCATATGGAACATAATCAGATATTAGAATCTAATGTTGAAGATCTTACGAAACAACAAGAAAAGTTAATAGGTACTTCAGAAAAGTTATTAAAACTAAACACACTGAAGGGTAAAATCTCTCAAAAAGTAACAAGTATAACCAAAGAGCATAAGTTTTTCACAGACAATACGGTATGTCCTACTTGTACTCAAGATATAGAAGAAGAGTTTAGGTTAAATAGAATCGACGACGCTCAAAATAAAGCAAAGGAGTTGCAATCTGGTTATAAAGAACTGGAAGAAGCAATTAAAACGGAACAAGAGCGAGAGCGTCAATTTACAACTTTAAGTAAGGAGCTTACTCAATTAACGCATGGCATTTCTCAAAACAATACTAAGATCTCTGGATGTCAAAAACAAGTCAGAGAACTTGAATCAGAAATTCAAACTATTACCACTCAACTTGAAAACCGAAATTCTGAGCATGAGAAGTTAAATACGTTCAATAAAAACTTAAGAGAAACTTACGATCTTTTAGGAGAGAAAAAACAAAAGATCTCTTATCATGATTTTGCATATTCCCTTCTTCGGGACGGTGGTGTAAAGTCCAAGATCATCAAAAAGTATCTTCCACTTATCAATCAACAGGTTAATAAGTATCTCAGGATGATGGACTTCTATATCAACTTTAAACTTGATGAAGAGTTTAATGAGACTATTCAGTCTCCTATTCATGAAGATTTTTCTTATGCTTCTTTTAGTGAAGGAGAAAAAATGAGAATCGACCTAGCACTACTCTTTACTTGGAGAGAAGTTGCTAGGTTTAAAAATTCTGTTAATACTAATCTTCTCATTATGGATGAGGTATTTGATAGTTCTTTGGATGGTATGGGAACAGAGGAATTTTTAAAGATTATTAAGTTTGTGATACAGGATGCAAATATCTTTGTAATATCTCATAAGCAGTCCCTTCATGATAGGTTTCAAAGTATGATACAATTTGAAAAGGTTAAAGGATTTAGTAGAATGGTATTGGGGTACAAGGAACAGAATGAAAACACCTAATAGAACTCTTCCTGTTGATATGAGCGAAACCTTCTATAAAGAAGGGTGGGAGTATTGTCGCTATCTTATTACAGATCCTAGATCTGATGTTTATTTAAAAATGGCCAGAAAAAATGCAAGTACCAAATTGGAAACATCACTCCAATAAGGAGCAAAAACGAAAACTTAGACCACAGGCATTACGTAGTGCCAAGGAAAGACGTAGGCATTTAATAAAGAGCTTACTCAAGACCTCCGACAGTCGGAGGTTTTTTAATATAAATACTTCTAAAGTTATTGTTAAAAATGGATCATCGAGTTTCTAAAGATATGATATCTAAAGGGATGTCTGTTACAGGAGAAAAGAGAACTGAGGATCTTGGTGGATCTCAATATGGTTCTGTCGCTACACCTGGTAATTTGATGGATGCATATTCATCCATGTATAAAGCTGAAGAGAAGGTTGAGGAAGATGCTAAGTATGGTTATGATTCTAAAGGCAATTCTTTAAATCCAAAGGATAAGAAGAAAGTTAAAGAAGAAGTTGAAGAAAAAGTTGAAGAGAATGATTTCGTTAAGGAATTAATTGAGTCTGGTAAGTTCTCTGAAGAAGAAATTAAGAGAATGTCTGAGGCAATGGAAGTAACTGCTGCTGATAAGAAGGCAAATACTCCTGCATATAAAGCATATAAAGAAGGTAAGAAAAATGTGAAAACAGGCGAACCTATGTACAAGGCTGCCCCTCATTTAAAGGGTGTTTAGTAGACACTTGATAAAGTGAACACTGAGGGGACATTAGTCCCCTTTTTTATTGTTATACTATGTTCATTCGCATATTACATTATGAAAGGCGTTCGAATTTCAGAACTGATTGATTATCTTTCATTGGAAGATGAAGAAGGTCCATTGGGTGTTATGATTTTCAATGGTACACCTAGTCAACCTGCTCAAGTAGAATCGATAGAAGATAGAGATCAATTTAGAGAAGTCTATGATAGGTTTAGACTTTATGAACAGTATACTTGACCAAATAGTCAAGAGGTGATATTATGGTAAATGCTTGGAGTCTAGCATTTGAAGAACTTTATGGCAACATGGACAAGGAGTATCCAATTATGAGTGAAAGTGAAAAACAAAAAGTACCTGGTTTAGATGTTTCTGATATTGGGTATGGTGGTTTAGTAAGAGAAAGTGTAGATGATGTTTATGCACATCATTTTCCTCCTAAAGGAACGGAATACATACCTAAGAAACCATCAATAGAAAAATCTCAGGTACGGAAATATGAAGAAGATAAAGGTATTAAAGATCTTCAGGATTATATCTCCACAACTTATGGTGGACACTATACTTCCAAGCACAATAACGTCCAGACACTTGATCTTATCGAATCCGTTGGCGATGCGGAAGCTTTTTGCCGTTCTAATGCAATCAAGTATTTGAGTCGGTATGATAAGAAAGGACAAGCAAGACGTGACATATTAAAAGCATTGCATTATACTTTATTACTCTACTATTTTAGTGGACACACCGAAATCGATGAAACTCCGACCCGTGGTTATGAAACTTTCTGAAAAAACATTAAATTTACTTAAGAACTTCTCGACTATTAATCAATCTATTCTTTTCAAACAAGGTAGTTCTCTAAGGACTATTTCAGTGATGAAGAATATTCTAGCTGAAGCAGTTATTGATGAAGAGATTCCTCAAGATTTTGGTATCTATGATTTAAATCAGTTTCTGAATGGACTTGGATTACATCAACATCCTGAGTTAGATTTTAAGAATGATGGTCATGTTGTCATTAAGGAAGGCAAGATGCGTTCAAAGTATTTCTTTGCCGATCCTAATGTTATTGTAACTCCACCAGATAAAGAGATTGTTCTTCCTAGTGAGGATGTATCTTTTGAGTTGAGTACTCAACAACTTGATAAGTTACTTAAGGCTGCAGCAGTATATCAACTTCCTGATTTGTCTGTTCTTGGTGAAGATGGTGTTGTTAAACTTGTTGTAAGAGATAAGAAGAATGACACTTCTAATGTATTCTCTATTATTGTTGGAGAGACTGAATCTGTTTTCTCTTTAAACTTTAAAGTTGAAAATATTAAGATTCTTCCTGGTTCTTATAATGTAGTAGTTTCTTCTAAACTTCTATCTCGTTTTTCTAATCAGGATATGGATCTTAAATATTGGATTGCTCTTGAACCAGACTCTGTTTATGAATGACCCTATTTTACAAGGAAAGGTAAAGTCAGTATACAATGTTCCAGATGATGCTGAGAAGGTCCTTATCAAATTTCATGATAAGGTAACAGCCTGGAATGGTAAGGCAGTGGAGTATCCTCCAGAGAAGGGTAAAGTCTGTTGTCTTATCTCTGCACTTTTGTTTGAGTTGTTAGAAAAACATGGTATTAGGAATCATTACATAGATTGTCCTTCTCTTGATACTATGCTTTGCAAGAAGTTAACGATTTATCCAGTAGAAGTTATTTGTAGAAATATTGCTGCTGGTTCTATTGTTAAGACAACTACTCTTAGAGAAGGAACTCTTCTTAATCCTCCACTTGTAGAATTCTTTTTGAAGGATGATTCTAAAAATGATCCATTACTTACTGCTGATCGTGTTAGACTTATGGGTGTAAATACTAAACCTCTTATTGAAAAAACTCAGGATATTAATAATGTCTTTCTACAACTTTTCACGCTTTGTGGCATTGATCTTGTTGATTTTAAACTTGAGTTTGGCTATGATGTTCATGGTGACATTTATCTCGCTGATGAATTAAGTCCAGATAACATGAGACTTTGGAAGAAGGATACTCATGAAAGATTTGATAAGGATTTGTTTAGAAAAGATGAGGGTGATATAGTAGAAGCATATAAGTATATTCTGACACAGTTGAGACAGTTTGCATAATGTCTGAAGACAAAGTTTTAGTAACAAAGGATTTTGAAGTTACTAAAGAAACTGCGGTAATTCATAAGACCTCTGATATAACTTCAATTAATGTAGGAGGAACAAAAGTATCAATAGAAGATAATTTTGTTTCTAAAGATGAGTTTAAGAAATTGCAAGAACATTATTTGGGAAACTCATTAACCCCT